GAAGACGCAGGCGAGGGAGATTGATTAGTGTAAGATGTTTATATAAGTAAACAGGGGGCGGGCTTGGCGGCTCGCCTTTTTAGAATTAGATATGGAGGTATAGGTGGCGTTAGAAAAAGAACGAGAGGACGGTCAGTTTGTATGCAATACAGCTTGTATCTGTGGAAAATCTAGTGACGCAATGAGTGTTTACGTCAAGACTGACGGAACTGTAGATGCGTACTGTAGATCAGGTTTTTGTGATAGAGAGAGCGGGTATATTTCTAACGAAGAATTGGAAAAAGAGGGTTTTGATTTGGATAGTGTATCTGATTTTGAAGAACGTCCCGAAAAAACAGATTTTTCTTTTATTGAGAATTTAGGGTATCGTGGTTGGCGAGAGCGTAGAGTAACCAAAACTGTGCATGAGAAATATAATGTACGCAGTGAGGTTGATGACAATAATAAACCAATCGCCCATTACTACCCTGTAACCAGGAATGGTGTTATTGTTGGTTACAAAAAGCGTGAGTTTCCAAAATCATTTGTAGGGTATGGAGACACCAAGGCAACGACCGAGCTTTTTGGACAGGCTCAGTTTGAGAAAGGTGGTAAATTCTTGGTGTTAGTGTCCGGTGAGATGGATGCTATGGCGATGGCCCAAGTCTTGAAACAAGATAAAAATGAAGTGACATATTGGAATGCTGTAGTGAGCTTCACTTGTGGTGATGAAGCTATCATGAAACAGCTTAGGGCTAATTTTGAATGGATCAATTCATTTGAAAAGGTTATCATCATGCTGGATTCTGATGAAAGCGCCCAGCAGTATGTAGAGCCTATTGCGAAGGCGTTGAGTCCCGGCAAGGCTCATATTGCAAAGCTGCCTAATGGTTGTAAGGATGCTAATGAGGCACTTATTAACGGACTCAGCGGCCAGTTGAAGAATGCCTTTTGGAAAGCTGAGAGGTACAGTCCATCGGCTGTTATTGGCTCTGGTGATACATGGGATGCTCTTGTCCAGCGAGCTAAATGGGAGAAAGTAAGCCTACCTCCTTTTGCAACTGAACTACAAGAAATGCTGAACGGTGGTGTAGCCCTTGGTGAGATCACTACAATAGCTGCGGCCTCTTCTGTCGGCAAGACCACTGTAGTGAACGAATTGCTTTATCATTTTGTTATGAACACTGATTATAAAGTAGGTGTGCTTTCATTGGAAAGTGATACAGGTGAGTTGATTGAGAACCTTTTGTCGATTCATATTGGTAAGAAACTTTCTACAATGAATGATGAAGAGAAGATTGATTTTTATCAAAATGATGAGTATGCGAGACAGGCGCATTGGGAACTTACGCATCTTCCAGACGGCTCTGACAGATTTTTGATCGTAGAGCACCAAGGTGCTGTTGTTGATAATGGTCTTAATGAAAAACTAGAATACCTAGTAGCACTCGGGTGCAAATGTACTATAATTGATCCAATTACGCTTGGACTTAGCGGAGAGGATAACAGTGGTGTTGACAGCTTTATGTCATGGCTTCTCAGGTTTGTTAAAGCCAACATGATTAGTCATATCAACGTCGCCCATATCGTGAAAAAATCTTCTGGGAGTGTTGCTAATTCGCGTGGTGGTGAGATTTCAGAAGAAATGATTAAAGGGAGTGGTAGTCAATTCCAAGTCAGCATGAACAACATCCTATTGATGCGTGATAAAGTGCATGACGACCCTGTAGTGAGGAACACCACACGGGTGGTAGTCTCCAAGGCTAGGAGAACAGGTGTGACAGGCAGTGCTGGTTTTTGGTATTATAATGGAGATACAGCACGTCTTGAAGCTGGACGTGACCCTGATGATGAAGATGGGTATAGCGAAGACGAACAGCTTTTCAGGGACATGGGCGCTTTCGATAACAGTGTTCCAGAAAAGGCTGCTAAAAGTTTTGACAACACTGATGATAGTGAGGAAGATTTCTAACAAAGAGGTGTAGTGGATTCAGTGATAGCCTGATGACAGCTAACCTTAGGAGGTTATATGAAAGAAGATGATATTGTGGTTTTCGATGTAGAGTCGAATGGACTTTTGGATAAGGTCAGCAAGGTGTGGGTTATTGCAGCAACAAACCTTGATGGTACAAAGAAATGGATTTTTACCGATCAATATATGGAAAATCACAAGGCAGACGGCAGCCTTATTCAAGGTGTAAGATGGCTTGTAAGTCGAAAGATGATTGTGTGCCACAACATAGCTGGCTATGATTACCACGTTTTTGAGAAATTTTGGCCCACTATTTGGAATAGGAATACAGTACCATTCAAGAAAATGTGGGATACATTTGTTCAAAGCAAATGCCAGCATTTTGATAGACCTAAAATCAAGGGTGTGCGGTCAAACCATTCTCTTGAATACTATGGTGTAATGTTTAAGTATCCAAAACCTCCTATCGAGGACTGGTCATACTGGGACGAAGAGAAGCTAAACCGTGTTCTTGTTGACATTGAAATCAACAGAAAGACCTTCCATTGGTTGAACAATGAAGCTGAGAAGACAGGTCTTGATTTCAAGACTCAGGTGAGAAGAACACAGGCTTCTCAATACTGGTACACTGTGCAAGAATTGAAAGGGACTTGTGGAAACAAGCGGCTAATGGAATTATATGTTGATGAACTTGATAATGAAATTGAGAGCTTACGTAGAGAGGTTGAACCACATCTTCCTCCGAAAGTGAAGCCAAAGGCTGCTAAGATCACTTGGCAAGATATGAGTAAGTTTGATTGGTTTTTTGACAAAGTACCCCTTCCAAAAAGGGATGATAAAGGCAGGATTATCAAAGAGAGTTACCAACCAACTCACAAGATATTTACTAAGGCAGGTGCATACACTAAATCAGTGTATTCTTATTTTGAAATTTCTCCTGATCCAGAAGATTCAAAACATTTTTCTGTAGGAGGCCCTTTCACAAGGATTGAAATAGTTGATAGCAAGATGAGTCAACATGCAATTATCAAGGAGTTTTTGCTAAGTCAGGGGTGGAAGCCTACTCAATGGAATTATGAGAAGAATACAGACGGAAGTTTGAAAAAGGATGAATCAAACAATCTTATCAAGAAATCACCCAAACTCACTGAAGACAGTTTTGACTCAATCAAAGGGGATATTGGCAATAAGATTGCTAGATACAACACTCTAGTCCACAGACGGCGTACATTTAAGAATGAGAAGGATGATAAGAAGGGTTGGTTGAATCAGTTAAGAGATGACGGACGTATCAGTGCAGGTGCTATGGCTTGGCAGACAGGGACTGGGAGGGCGGCACAGTTTGGTATTGTAAACGTACCTAGTGCGTCAGCCGTTTACGGAGCACCTATGAGGGAGGTGTGGCAAGCGCCTGAAGACCACGTTTTAGTATCTGTAGACATGGATTCAGCGCAGATGAGGCTTCTTGCAAACTACATGGGTGATGATGAATACACCAAGGCTGTAATGGAGGGTGAAGAGTTTGATTCAGACCACAGATATGTTGGCACTGATGCACACACACTAAATGCTAAGGCATTTGGCACTCTTCCAGATGAGCTATGGGAAGAAGCGAGGCTTACACAAGACCCCGATCTAATCGCACAATGCAGTAGTATCCGAAAGACGGGTAAAAATGGTTTCTACGCATTACTCTTTGGTGCTGGTGACGTTAAACTTGCTAATACCTTGAAGGTTAAAGGCGGAGCTAATGCCGGAGCTAAGATCAAAAACAGCTTTCGTAAAAAACTTAAAAAAGCCGGTGATTTGCAAGATAGACTTTTGAAGCAATGGAAAAGCAACTCATTTCGCAGAGGTGGGTATATAGAAGTGTGTGGAAACACATGGGTCTGGTGCCCGAGTGAACATAAGTTGCTCAACTACTTGTTGATGGGGAGTGAAGCTGTTTTGCAGAATCAAGCGATTGTGTGGGCTAATGCTGAGGCTAGGCGCAGAGGGCTAAAAGGAAGTCAGATTCTAGCAGTGCATGATGAAATTACTTTCGAGTTTCCTAGTAACGAGAAGGAAGAGGGTGTAGCCCTGTTGACTGAGATGTATTCAAAAGCGTCAAAGACCTGTGGACTAGATGTGATAGTGTCAGGTACAGCGCAGGCTGGAAAAACATGGTTGGATATTCACTAATTACCTGACGCTTATTATTGGGACATAGTGCCATTTCCAGAGTCATCTGATAAAAGGTCTTGACAACACCTCCTCAACCCTATAAGCTCTCCCCCAATACACTAAACACAAGGAGCGAACATGATGTGGAACCATCGCCTAATTAAAGTGTACGATTCCTTTTTCAACGAAGATATGCTGCTACTGGCAGAGGTGTACTACAGCGACGAAGGAGTACCCGAGGGTTATTGCAACCCACACTTTATTTTTGATAGTATTACAGAGGTGCATACATTCACTGATCGTATCAAAGAGGCATCCGAGAAACCTATTCTTGATGAATCAATTTTCAAATCTGAAAGTGATAAGGAGTAAACATTATGACAGAAGTAGAGCAGAAAGAAGCGGATGCAATCAAACTTATTGCAGAAAACTATGCAAAGAAAGACCACTACGATGCTGTAGTTAAGGACATTTGCGACGAGATGAAAGATAAGTACGAGCTTGTACCCGCTGAACTTAAGAAGCTTGGTCAGATGCTTAACAAGCAGAACAAGGAAAAGGAAGAAAAGAAAGCTAAGGCACTTTTCGATAAATACGATTCCTATTTTGGAGAAGAGGAGTAGTTTAAGATGGACCTAGGGATAGCAATCGCTATAGCCTCAGGAGCTTTTGCAGAGAAGAAAGATAAGGGCGGTGTTCCGTACATCATGCACTGCCTTTACGTAATGAATCGGATGCCGGAAGATGATGAAGAGCTACGTTGCATAGCTGTCCTACATGACCTTCTTGAAGATACTGAGTGGACTGAGCAAGACCTAAGGGACGAGGGTTTCTCTGAGAGGGTTATTCGTGGCGTAGTAGCCATGACCAAGGAAGAGGGCTGGACATACAAGGAGTATATCCGGGCTAAAGTTATGCAAAATAGGGATGCTGTTCGTGTTAAGCTAGCAGACCTTGAGCATAATTCCCACATTACTCGCATGAAAGGGTTGTCCCAAAAAGATTTCAACCGTCTTGAAAAGTACCATAATACGTATGTTCTCTTGAAGGACTCATTGAACGGCATCTAGAGCCTCACACAAGCATATCTACACGGTATGCTTTAAGGGATGCTCTATCCCAAGCGACAATGAAATAAGTGGCACTGTTCCAGTGCTGACATTGTTGATAAATTAACTAAGTAGGAGATATATTTTTATGGCTGGAAAGAAAACCAATAACATGGTTGTTGAAGCAAAGGCAATTAACTATGCACGTATCGCTTCGCCTACGGCTAAATACATGACCAAGGGTACAAACCCCCTTGAGCTTGAATGGAAAGCCGACCTGTTGATTGACGAAGACACTGTTGATGCTATCGAGAAGAAGTATCCAAACCTTCGTAAGCGCATGAACCCCATTACGCCCAAGAAGTACAAATCTGTCTACAAGGTAGACATGCCGAAGGATATTGAAGGCCCTCATATTCTTAAAATGACGATGGACGTAGCTATCGAGTTTAAGGATAAGAAGACTGGTGAGAAAAAACTTCTTAACAAGCCACAGCCAAAAGTCCTTCTGGACACTGGTGATGGCAAGAAGGCTAAAGAGATTACCTTCGAGGAATATATTGGCAACGGTAGTGAGGGCAAGGTAATTCTCAAGCACCGTGCTACGTCCTATCAGGGCCAGTCTATCGACGTTCTTGAACTTGGTAGCATCATGCTAACCCATCTTGTTGAAGTTGATGCCAAGCCCGGCCAAGGCGGTGACAACGAAGACGACCTTGAAGATGCGTTTGGTCTTGAAGAGATTGAAGAGTCTGACGCAGAAGCGCCAGAGCCTAATGAAGCTGGTCTTAACGGTGGTGAAAGTCTTGAGGAACAAGACGACGATGACGATGACTTCTAAGTAGGTCATTATAGTTTAATTTATAGGGGCGGCTTAGGTCGCCCTTTTCTTTCGTTTAAGATAGGAGAATTTATGGAGTACCCTGAATTAAGAACACCACCACCTCCTGAGAAAGCTATCATTGATGGTGATAGTATTTTGTTCAAAGCAGCACAGGCAGGTGAAACCACTTGGTACGTTGCTGTAGGCGAAGATGGGGAAGAGATTACTAGGTTTGATTCTGCCCATAACTACAAGAACTGGCTAGAGACAGCTAAAGAATTTGGCTTGGACGTAGAGCACGGGTACGAAGGAGATTTAGATAAAGTTGAAAGAAAAGTTGAGTATGAAATTCACGATGTAGAGAAATGCTATAAGGCATTTGATAAGATTGTTAGGGAGTGGGTACGTGCTTCCGGTTGTGAAGACTACGTTGTGTACATCGGCAAGAAGTCTGGTGCTAAGGTGTTCCGGTACGATGTTGCAACAATCTACCCATACAAGCACGGTAGAGACGATCTTAAAAAGCCTCACCACCTAGAGGCAGTGAGGAAGTACGCCAGAAACCTCCCCAATGTTACCACGGTGAAGGGGGATATTGAAGTGGATGATAAGGTGGTGGCAGAGGCAGAGAAACACAAACACCGCGCTTGTCTTTGTGCGCTTGATAAGGACTCTCTGCAAGCTAGGGGGTGCTACATCCATCTTGTAGGCCAGCACGAAGAGCCTGTGTTTTCAAGCAAGAAGATTGTAGGACGGTTGTGGCAAGAGGACAAGAAAATTTATGGAACTGGCTACCTGTTCACAGCCTTCCAGATGCTTAAAGGAGACAAACCTGTAGATGGTATTGTAGGGTTGCCTAAATGGGGCGACAAGAAGGCTTATGAAGCTCTAAAGAAGTTTGACGGGGTGGGCTTGACACACCTTTCCGATGTTATTTATCGTGTTGCTGAGTTATATTACAGTGTATACGGAGACGAACACAAGTACAACCACTGCTACACAAACGAAGAGATTACAGCCACTTGGAGAGATATGTTTGAGGAAAACCTTCGACTCCTTTGGATGAAGCGCCACAGGGACGATGTAGGGCAGAGCATCATGGAGCATGTACCTGACGTAGGTAATTTATCCACGAAGGGTTGACATCTTCTTAAATAGGGTTAAAGTCGACTGTACGGCGACATTGCCGGAAGGCGAAAGCCTAAAGAAGTAAAGAGGTGTAAGACATGGTTGTACACGAGACAGCTAACACAACCCCGAAGATTGGTGCTCAAATGAGCAACGAGGAAATCAAGAACTTCCTCAGCAACTTGAGAGCAGAGCAAGAGAATCGTAGATCATCTACGTCTGCTAAGACGCAAGAGAAGGCTAAGGGCAAGCGTGGACCTAAGGCTCCTATCAAGGTCAGTGACGAGCGAGTTGCTAGACTCTACAAGCTTGGAGACGTACTTTCAATCAACTATGTCGAAGGCGCTAAGGGTCGCAGTGGAGAGTGGGTCATTAAGATGTACCGCCCCTCTTTCCGTCCTGACGGCAAGGTACGCTTCCGTGGCAACCTGATTGTCAGTACTGGTCACCGCATCCAAGAAAGGGCGCGTACCATTGCTGGTCGCCTGAGCCGTAAGTATGGGATTCCTTTCGAGGAAGGTATCGAAAACGGTTCTGAACTTGAACTAAAGGCCACAAAGAAGACGATCCTTGCGGAGACTCTTAGCACTTCTTCGGAAGAGAGTGAAAGCAAAACAGGTACGTCCTAAGGATGCCTTTCGACAGGCTCGGGTGTTGAATCCGGGCCTTTCTTTTGGTAACATACATGGGCCACTAAAGGGCGTTTGATCTATAACAATGACAGAGGGATTTTTGCGAATGACGATTGATCGGACTAGGGAAGAGGTTGCTTGCGTTGTAACCACATTGGTTGAAAACTCTGACGTAGGAGTTGCTGCACAAGCTATCCTACCCTACACTTCTCACAAACAGGCTAAACCTTACATTTGTAGTTCTATCTCCGAAGATGAGTGGAACAGAGAGTATAGGAAGTCTTTGAAAGTTCAAGAGGTAGTGGATGATCTGAAAGAGTACATGCCCCACGCATGGTATAAGGTGTCTAAGAAGCGTCACAAGTGCTCTACAGAAGCACTAGAACACGTTGCAGTGTGGTTGTGGATGCTTGGTTGTGATACAGCAGGGGATGTGCTAGAGTATGGCAAGGATTACGGGGTTGCTACCCTGAAAGAGGTGTGTAGCATGTTCGGCTGGGATCACAGCCAATGGGACGTACATCGGCTACGGGTAGTACACTAAACTAGCGCCCCCTACAAGGGGGCTTTATTAGAAGGAGGAGACATGCCTA